AATTTTTACTTCTCTATCATATGATACCATAACAACTTTATCTAAGTCAACAGCTCCAACTTTGTTATTGACAAGATTCATTTGATTTGGACATCCACAGGTTTGTACTTTATTTGTACTGGTTAATTCTGTGTTGCATTCTTTGCATCTTACGATAATCATAATACAGGATGTAGATGTAAGTGTTCTATTTATCAATCAAAAACAAGGTCTATATTTGTAGATAATGTCTTCCTAACTTTGTCAGATTTATGTGGAGTAACTCCATGAAGCATATTGCCAGGGAAAAATAACATATCTCCAGGTTCAATAGTAACCACCCAAGCGTCTCTATAATTTAAAACTGTCTGAAGTCTTCGGGGCAAATCGTTATTATATCTATCTCTAAAATAGAATTGAGAAAAGTCTTTCTGAACATCAGGATAGTATACACAAGAAAGATCTGCTGGATAATGATCATGAACTTCTTGGTGATAATTTCTGGAATATACATTTAACCAAGGATCCAATATATTATATCCACCCATATACTTAAGTTCTTTTGAGAGAAGATCTAAACTTGGAATATAAAGATCCAACCAATCAGTCCAATACAGAGGAATCTTATCTACAAGACAAGAACCACCCCAAGTAAATCTATCATTATCAATTCCATCAAGTGATATTTCTTCTATCTTGTCATTAAATTCTTTGCTATTAGGTGCTTTGAATTTGATATAAAAATTTGTATTAAATAAGTATTCCATACTCAATTATCAATATGCCCGAAGAGGGGATCGAACCCCCGACAATCTCCGTGTAAAGGAGGTGCTCTACCGCTGAGCTATTCGGGCAGACTCCTCCACTTGGACTCGAACCAAGAACCTCAAAGTTAACAGCTTCGCGCACTACCGATTGTGCTATAGAGGATTATCTTTTTGTTCTTTCTTGAGTTTAAAGTAGAGTTTATAATACCTCTTCTTCATCTCATCAAGAATTTTGTTGTCCTCTTCAAAACCCAATCTTTTGGTATGCATATAGCACCCCTCAAGTTCACCTATCAATAATAAGATTTTTATTGGGTCCATGATGAAAAAGGACAAGAGCGGAGTATCGGAATCGAACCGACGACATCTAACTTGGAAGGATAGCGTTCTACCGCTGAACTAACTCCGCAGTGCGGGACTTACACAAGAGAAGAGGTGGTGGTGGTTTCTCTTGATGCCCATGAGACAATCATATCATGGTGGTTGATAGATTGTCAACAGGCAAGGAGGGACTCGAACCCCCGACCAACGCATTAGAAGTGCGTGGCTCTATCCATCTGAGCTACTTGCCCTTGAATACCTTTTAATTATAAGGTGTCTTAGATTAAGTGTCAAGGCCCTTAGATACTTAAGTAATACTTATAGCTCCCCTTGGAACCGGACAAGCCAGATTCTACTTATGATTCAGAGTATTGTCAAGCATAAAAAAAGAGGAGTCGTTAGACCCCTCTAGAACGCTCTGTAAGACTACTCTAGGTAGAGTAGGTCAATCTCTTCACCCTCTGGTTCAATCCACTCTGCGAACTCCTGGTAGATGGCATAGGCATCGTCTAGTTGTCCTGCATCATGCTGGTGAATAGAGACCAGTTCATGAATCTCTCCAATGCGCTCCAAAGCCCAATCCTTGATGTCACTGATGTTTTCTTCAGTCGTCTTTTCCATAATAATCTTTTCGGTAGTACCTACTGAGGATGTTGCTATTGTAGTAGGCGGGCACTCCTTCGTCAAGGGATTCGGTGAGGACATTGTTTCCAAATAACTGTCGGGTTTCTTCAAAATTAGTTTTGCCCTTCGTTTTATGAAGGCTGATAATAACTCTACTAAAATTTTGTTTGCCGTATTTGATAATGTCTTCTTTAAGTTCTGGACAAGACCCATAATACTTTTTCCAATCCGATTCTTGCTTTACTTTTCGTTTCTTACCTTTTGGAGTTCTAAATGACCAGAAGTATTTCCTTCCAATGTACTTGCGACCGTTTTGTAGATTTGTAATGAGGTAGACAAAACCGAACTTATCGCCAATACTTTCAGATAAAAAAGGTTGTCCTTCAAAAAGCCAGGGATTTTCATAATCGATACTCATCAATAATATCAAATACTTTATTCAGATATTTATGTGCCAGCCCTCTTGCTTCGGATCCATACTTATGTTCTTCCCAATAAAGGTCATTCTTTAATCGCTCCAACTTAGTCTTAAGTTCTGCAATTGTTACTTCGTTTCTAGGCATAAAAAAAGGGGAGTATTACCTCCCCTATCTATCAATATTTAAAGTTGGAAACCACTGAATGTGTCCTTTTTCACATCTTGTTTAATTCCACCAACAACATATGATTCAACCTCTGTCTCTTGTGGAGCGACCTGGAGACCCTTAGAAGAGATCCAGTGCTGCGTCCAAGGCAGTGGGTTGTTCTTAGCAGCAATATCATATACTGGTTTCATCCCAATTGCTTTGAGTCTTCTATTTGCAATCCATTCCACATACTGTTGCAGAAGTTTATCGTTGAGGCCAATCATCGATCCATCCTTAAACAGGTAGTCTGCCCAACGCTTTTCCTCATTTACAGCACGATCAAATGCAGCATATGTCCACTCTTCTTCTTCCTTCATAATTTGCTTCATTTCAGGATCATCACCTTGCGCCCACTTGTTCAGAATATTCTGAGTGATTGCTAAGTGTTGGTTTTCGTCTCTTGCGATGAGACTAATGATTTTAGCGGATCCTTCCATAAGTTTAAGTTCACCAAAGGCGAAACTACAAGCAAAACTAACGTAGAACCGAATACCCTCAAGAATGTTAACGTTGGCGACTGCTCTATAGAGTTTGCGTTTGACATCTTTGATCTCCCATTGTGCTGATGGTGAATCTTTAAAGTCTGCCTGCCACATGCTACCATTGCCCCATGTTTGGGCACTACTGATGAAATCATCATATGCCTCTGTAACGCTGCTAGCACGCTCCAGAATACGTGGGTCAGTTACAATCTTATCAAAGACCTCTGATGGGTCTGAATATACATTCTTGATGATGTAAGTATATGAACGACTATGGATCATTTCCATAAATCCCCAAACCTCCATACATGCTTCAAGTTCAGGTAAGGAGCAGTAAGGAATGAAAGCCATTCCAGGCCCACGACCTTGAATTGAATCAAGCATAATCTGATACTTCAAGTTAGAAGTATAGATATGTTTTTGTTCGGGGCGAAGTGTCTGATAATCTCCACGATCTTTTTGGAGTGACACTTCTTCAGGTCTCCAGAAGTATCCCAGTTGTTGTGTTGTAAGTTTATCAAAAACAGGATACTTGTAGGAATCGTACCTCTGGACTCCCAGAGGTTTGCCAAAAAACATTGGCTGCTTTTTAGTGTTTACTTGTTCTGTATTGAAGACAGTCATGCCTTCAACAGTTTTCACGGATGCTGGTTGATCCATTGACGAAATCTTAAACTGCACAGGATTCACACTCTCCCTCCTCGGCTTGTTCTAACTCATTTAGCAAATTATCTAGTTTGGTATTGTTTTCTTCCTGAACTTCATCAGACTTAAGATCGTTTGTATTCTGATAGTAGGAAGTCTTCCAACCGTACTTATATGTAGTCAAAAAGTCTTGTGCCATCACGGACACTGGGACTTCATTATCAGGATAGTTCTCTGGATTGTAACTCCAGTTACCAGAAATTGCTTGATCAAAGAACTTTTGCATCACAGCAACAATATTAATATAACCACGATTGGACTCCATATCCCAAAGAAGCGTATAATTGTTCTTAAGAGAATGATATTGAGGAACAATCTGCTTGAGAGGGCCCTTCTTGGATTTTTTAACGGACAGGTAGTCTCTAGGTGGTTCGATTCCGTTGGTTGCATTTGACACAACGGAACTGCTCTCCGAAGGCATCTGTGCGGACAGTGTGCTGTGTCGGAGGCCGTGCTCCAGGATAGACTGTCTAAGACCCTCCCAATCATGCTCATACTTGATACTGCTGATCTCATCTACATCCTTCTTGTATGTATCAATTGGCAAGATACCATCCGCATACTTGGTGCGACCAAACTCTTCACACCAACCCTTTTCTTTAGCAAGTTGGTTGGATGCTTTCAGCAGATAATACTGGAAGGACTCAGTAAGTCCATGAACTGCATCCCATGCCTCTTGGGAATCATATTTGTAACCCAGCTTGGCAAGATAGTGTGCCAGTCCGATGAAACCGATTCCAAGCGATCTCCGTGCCTTTGTAGCACGCTCTGCAGCAGCAACTGGATATCCTTGATAGTCAATCAATTCCTCCAATCCACGGACAGACAGATCACACAGATCCTCAAGTTCTTCATCAAGAGACTTCAGTTTACCGACATTGATGGCAGACAGAATACACAGGGCAATCTCACCAGCAGTATCATCAATGTGGTTGATAGGATCGGTAGGCAGAGTGATCTCTTGACACAGGTTAGACATATTCACCTTATCCTTGAAGGAAGAGTGAGAGTTACAGTGGTCGATGTTCATCAGATAGAGACGACCAGTCTCTGCTCTCTCCTTGAGAATATCAAGAATTAACTTTTGTGCTCCAATAGTCTTTCTTGGAATAGACTCATCCGATTCATAGCCCACATAGAGATCGTCAAATGAATCAGTACCAAAAGCATCATACAAACCTGGTACGTCATGCGGTGAGAAGAGGCTAATCTCTCCATCCTTAATGAAACGTTCGTAGAAAAGTTTTGAAATCTGGATTGAGTAGTCAAGTTTTCTTACGCGATTATCTTCTGTGCCCTTATTATTTTTAAGGACAATGATATCTTCTATCTCTTGGTGCCAGATAGGAAAGTGAACTGTAGCAGAACCACCTCTGATGCCGTTTTGTGTGCAGCATCGGACAGTTGCTTCAAACTTTTTAAGGAAGGGGACAACGCCTGTGTGTTGTACCTCTCCGCCTCGGATTTTAGCGTTGATGCCACGGATTCTGCCAGCGTTAATACCGATACCAGCCCTTTGTGCGACGTATCTGCCAATAGCCATATCGCTGCTAAAGATACTATCGAGGGTGTCATCAACATCAACGAGAACACAAGATGCAAATTGACGAATGGGTGTTCTGACCCCTGCCATGATTGGCGTTGGAATGTTGATCCTGTGCTTGGAGATTGCGTCATAGTACCTCTTGACGTAGGACATCCTAGTGTCCTTTGGATAGTCACGGAAGATAGTCAGAGCAATCATAATATACATCTGTTGGGGAGTCTCAAAGACTTCTCCAGATGATCTGTCCTGTACTAGGTATTTATCTACAACCTGCCTTAAACCAGCATATGTAAACAGAAAGTCACGATCATTATCAATGAAACTTTCTGCCTTCTTAATTTCTTCAATCGAATACTTAGTGAAGATATCTTTGTCATAAACATCATCATACGCAAGCTTGGTGATGTGATCGGACAGAGAAGGAAACTCTCTCATACGACCATACAACTGCTTACGAAGTGCAAACAAAAGCAGTCGTGCGGCAACGAACTGATAATTAGGATGCTCAAGGTCAATCAAGTCACTAGCCGACTTAATCAGAATTTCTTGAATCTCTGCTGTAGTGATACCATCATAGAATTGAATTCCAGATTTCATTTCAACTTGACTTGCAGATACTCCTGCAAGACCCTTGGTTGCTTCTTCAACCATCAGGTGCATTTTATCCAAATCAAGGGACTCAATTCTTCCATCCCGCTTTTTAACCTTGGTGCCGTTGCTCATATCTTCTTCCAGGTAGTAAATTTAAGTTTTGCTTCTAAACCAGAGTAAGTATTTAATTCTATCAAATTTTGGACATCGTGTCCAGACATAACCATATCATTGATATCCTTATCATCAATGCGTTCGGGCCAGATAACTACTGACTCACCAGCATCGATAGTTTTTGAGATTCGGTTAACGATTTCTCGATTACGTGGTTCGTTGTCATAGATCCACACAGGATTGCTAATCCCCCAGCGACTAACATCAGCATCAGCTCCGCACATAGCAATCGCATTGCGAATGAATGTGCTGTCGAATGGTCCTTCTGTAACATAGACTGGAGCATCTGTTCTGATGTTATCAAGTCCGTAGATTTTTGGTGCATCATCATTAAACATCACAGTGATATATTTAACAGACTTAGGATTTGCAAAATCCATAGATCTGCCCTGAATTCCAACTAAGTTCTTCTTATAGTATAGTGGAATAATAATTCGCGGTTCATCATACTTTGTGTCATCAAAAGTATGCTTGATTCCATTTACAAACTTTTTAAAGTGTTCAGCATAATAAAAGTCATCTGGACGGAGTTTCCTTGCTGTAAGGTATCCCTCAGATGTAGCATCCTCCGAACACTTGGGAAGTTTAATCTTTGCCTTAAACTTGGGGGACTCAAACTTAAATTCAGGTTCCTCCGTAAAGAAGTTCCTGCCAGTATGGCCACTTTTAAATTTCTCCATAATATATTGCTTATGGACAGCAGGATCTACCTCCTTCAAAAAGTTATTGAATGACATCGATGCGCCACAATTATGGCACTTGAAGTTGGTATTTGCCTTCACCGCATACAAATATCCGCGTGTCTTATTTTTGTTCTTCTGTGAGTCTCCACAGATAGGACATCGGAAATTATAGAGGTTTGACTTTACTCTTTTGAATTTTGAAAGTCTTGGTGATACAAGTCCAATAAACTTGGAATCAATATGATCCATTCACAAAGGCAACCGCTGGCACTACTATAGCACTTTCTGCGGAAGATAACAAGGGTTTAACCATTTTTATTGCTTGTGGATTGGACAGTGCTACAACTGCTCCCAGTGCTCCGAGGCCAATCCAAAGTTTTCGTTCCAATAAAGATAATCGTTTACCAACGCTGTCGTGATCGCTGTCCATTTTATCACGGAGTTTGTCGATCTTATCAAACAATACTGAGTCGATTTCTTCTTGCTTCGATATTCTTTCCTCATGAACCGCTAACATGCGCGACACATTATTATTTACCTCAGCAATTTTTTCAATAGCGGAGTCTAACTTAGAGACAAATGCCTCAAAGTTTTCAAGTCTTTCTTCTAATACAGCAACCTTAATTTGATCTGCCATTTTCTGGTTTCCAAATCTTTCGCAATCCCTTCTGGTAAATATATTTCTTTCTCTTTCTTCTTACTGGGGGATCATCACCTGCTTCAGCAGAACCTGCAATCTTGCCACTCGCCATTGAGTTGGTAGGAACATTCGCTCCCACAACGCCCTCTTCGCGAATTTGCTTTAATCGTTCAAACAGATTCTTCTTTTCCATTGTAGATTTGATATAAGGACTTCATACATTCAAGATCGACCTTGATGTCATGAATAAAGGTTTTAGGATACTCTGGAAATTTATTCAAAAATATTATAAAACTCTTCATCGCAGGCCACAAATCTGAATCAATCTTAAAGAATAACATAGGAGTTGCTGCTTCGCCAAATATATTATACAGAATGATAAAGTGATTTACTAACAGGTGAGTTTTAAGCTCACCTGTATTGCGATATCGTTTCAGTAGTCGTTTAATATACTTGAAATGATTTAAATCTTTTTCAAAGTCTTTTTTAGTGACTGCCTGAGGATTCTGATGATATTTGATGGCAAACAGGAGGAAGTTATCCTCATTCAGTTCATTAAAAATCATACTTTAGTTAGATTAGTTTATCAGTCGATTCCGCCATATGCGTTACCAGGTGGGAATGCAGGTGCATTACCAGTGGTGATACCAGACATTGCTACCAGAGTTTCAGACTTAACTCTGTAGTTTCCTTCAGTGTCAATGTAGGTTGTAACTCCAACCCAACCACCATGAGTCAGTGCGAATGCAGAAGATTGTGCATTATCCAGACCTTCTGATGCGACGCCATAAATGTATGAATCGTCAGCACCTACACCAGACTTCTCACTATACTTGGAATCAAGAATAGAAGACTTGGGAAGTTGACTTCCAACATAAGTCGTTCCAGCAATCGCTACACCACTCAGACCAGCAGTTGAACCAATTGTCAGAGAAGTTGTACTTGCAACACTAACAACAACGGCATCACCAAAATACACATTGTCTCTAGTGCCGAAGCGAATTACATCTCCTTCTTGGATTGCTCCAGTTTCACCAAAAGTGGTTCCGGATCCAGTAACTGCTCCAGTCTGATAATTAAGTGATACTGTTCCACCGCCACGGATGGAATCATTATTCCCCCAAAGTGCCATGTCTTTCTTCCGTTGAAATATTTGCTAATTATATTTATAAAAATGGGAGACCTTGAATTTGGTCTCCCAGAGTATCATTCTTCGTCTCTTGCTTTGATTGCCTTAGTGACAACCTCAAGAAGTTGATCGTCCATATCGGTCTTGGTCAGCTTAACCGCTTTACCCAAGATAACAAGACAGATCTCAACCAACTTTTCACCGAGTTCTTCGTTTTCTGGAATCTTGTTAACGGCATCAGAAATTACCTTTGAAGCTAATGGGAGTAGAAATGATAGCATGATAATCCTCAGTTAATACTAACTATATATCAACTATCGGGAGTAAATACACCTTTATTAAATGTGCCCCACTTACCTTTGTGGGTTCCACGCATACCCTTACCCTTTCCTCTAGCAGTTTCTATATCTTTAACAAACTTACCATACTTTTTGCGTTTGTCATCTTTAGCAAACTGCTTCTTCTCTTTGTCATCTCTAGCATACTTTGCTGAACGACCAGCGTCAGTATTGCTATAAATTTCTTTAACTTCCTTTCTTTCAGGGAGTCCTTTATGCTTTGTTGATGCAAAGTCTTTTGCATCTTTCTTCTTCATTGATGCTGCTGCTTGTGCAACTTCGGGAGAAGGTGCTGCCATCTCCCCCTTCTTCACGGCATGGACCATACCCATAAACCGTTGTTGTGCTTTTGATACTGCTGGCATTACTTTTTCTTCGTATCTATGATAGCACCCTTTCCATACTTGGATTGGATTTGTGCTTTTACAATGTCAATTGCTTTAGAAGTACTTGGTGCTTTCTTTGAATCAGTAGCGACATTTTTAGCAGGACGACGATAATCTACATTACCATCAACACCACCACGCTCTTGGCGCATATCCCTCAAACGATCTTCTGCAGACTCACCCATTGCCTTAGCAGGTTGAGCCGCACCAGATTTTTCTTTACTGAGTTGTTGTGCTCTCTTCATAGCAATCATTCTATCAATTCTTGCTTTTTTCTTTTGGAGCATCAGTTCCTGAGGAGACATTGATGCCTCTTCACTGGTCATTCCAAGAACAGATGGTTTGGTCTTCTTGGTAATCTTGTCATGTGCCTTGATTGAATGTGCTTCGTGATCAGCATAAGACTTTCCAGCAGAGGGCCCAAGTCTACCAGGAGACTTTGCCTTGCTTCCTGCCTTTTTTTCTGCTGCCCTTTCTTTAGCAGCAGCCTTTCTCATGGCAGCATCTGCACCATACACACCTTCACCAACTAATTCCTCACCAATCTTCTCTTTACGACCTACACCAGCACCTCTATAGGTGGTTGGTTTCTTTTCTACAGGACCTCTACCAGACTTATATCCTGCCTTAGCAATTTTCCTAATTTTATCAATCTTTGATTGAATACTTGATTTTGCCTTACCAGGTGCTGCTTGAACTGCTGCCTTTGCTTTTGCTGCTTGACCGACTGCACGACCAGCACCAAAAATTGCTTTCTTAGCAGCAGACTTAACTCTATCCTTCAAAGATTTTTTAGGTGCTTCTCCCTTGTTCTTTTCTGCAGCTGCCTTTGATGCTGCTACTGCAGAATCATAGTAACCCTCATCCAGAGTATTCAGTGCAGACTCAATACCAAACTCAACATCATCCTCAGAAAATCCTTCTTGAATCAATTCATCATACACACTTTCGATGACATAATCCATCTCATCGATTTCAATCTGCTCAAGCAGAGTTCCACCCATTTCCTCAACTGCTTCTCCCAGTTTAGGATTAATAACTACTTTATTGTTGACTTTCTTTTCTTTAATTGGTTTATCATTCTCATCATTGATAACTTCAGACAGAGACTCTCTTTCTTCCTTGAGTCTCTTCTTCATCGCCTTGCCAATTGCCTTACGACGATTGCGGAGATACTTATCAGACTTATCAGTATCACCATCATTATCGATGTCAGCATCTTCTTGACCTACAGGATCAAGACTTTCAACGCAAAAATCATAAAACTGTTCTACAGTATATAAAGAGAGATCATAACCTTCACCGATTAAAGTATCAACCAACCAATCAAATTCCTCTCTATTGAGTGCTGCTGCTCTCTTGCGTGCTTTATTTCCACTGCCACGACGGTCATCAGCACCATACTTGCTATAACCACCTTTCAGATAACGATCATGTGCTGCTTTTGATTTATCTGCAACTCTCTTGGAATATACTGAACCACCATACTGCTTTTGATCTCTCTCTGCTCTTGCACGAGTTTTATCAAGAATCTTTCTCTTAGCAGAAGTATCAGACCTTTCAGGGCCAACATTATACTTCTTACGAAGTTGCTCACCTCTGCTCATTGGTTTTGCTGGTTCTTCTTTTTTCTTACCACCAAGAATTCTCTTTACGGCAGAACGAAGTCCTTCATCAAGTCCCTCAACATATTGCGAACGGAACTTTCCACCAGTTTTCTTATGAGTATCAGAAAGTTCTGCTGCTCTTGCATCAGCATACTTTCTGCTCTTTACTGGTTTTCCAATCTTCTTCTCCTTTCCACCTTCTTTATCAGAACCCATTACTTGATAAGGCATCTCGGCAATAACTTCTTCAGGAAGATCATACTCTCTCTTCATCTTAGAGAAACGAGATGCAAGTTTATTTCTCTTCTTTGGATCTTTTTCAGCATCTCGTTCACCCGCAACTTTACGAAGTTTATCACCCACTTTACCATAAGGGTAGAGTTTTTCTCCTTCACCCATCTCAACCGACTCAAAATGAGGGTTCTTCATTTGAGGACCCTTAGCAAGTTCCTTACGGGCCTTCTCATTGTTTGCCTGACGCTTCTTCATGTCAGGTTCAAGATAGGTATCATCCTTCTTTTTCTCAGCAATCTGTTCCAAGTACACCTTGGAAATATCATTCAAAGGATTCGTTGACATTGTTCTACTTTTTTTTCTTATACTTATTTATGAAGTTCTTAATCTCCTGAGTGCCCGTCATACGCATTGCATATTGACGATAAGAATCAGTTCCAACTTCTCTCCGATCAGCAGAAACACCTGAGGGGCCAGGATAGTTTTGAACTGCTTCCATCACATCACGGATCCAAGATTTGAACATTACATTCTCTTTGGTTACACAAATCAAGTGATTTGTTCCTCTACGAACAATCTCCCCAATCAAACCAGTGTTCATGTTTTCAACAATATCACCGATGCGATAAATCAAACCATTTACATAGTTTTCACGAAGTCCTTTCGCATCAAACTTAGGAGCAATCTCCCACATCTCTGCAACTTCTTTCTTCTTCTTAATCTTCATTCCAGAGCGAACAGCATCAAATAATGCTTGAGTATCGCCATCATCCAGTTCTTTTGGAGTACCGCGACGGAAAGCATCAAAGTCATCATCCATAACTGCTTTACGCATTTTGGATGCAGACATTCCTTCTACACCTTCAGAATCAGCATCTCTAGCACCAGCAGAAATAACATTAATCAGTTCAAAGTCATAAAGTTCTCCATTATATTTGGTTGCCAGATTTTCAAACTCTGCCTGGCGATCAGAACCAACAATAATATTAACGCTCGTATATCCTTGCTCACTTGCAGTAGTAAGAACATTAAAGATAGATCTCATCTCATCATCATTCACAATATTCTCTGAGTAATCAGGGAACATCTTCTTCATATACGAAATCTTCATATCAGGGTCAAGAGGATTTTTCTTGGGGTCCTGTGTTCTTGAAGGATAGATTTTAAGATCTCCACCAGCAGATGCTTTTTTCGCAGCACTCAATAGTTTTCCATGGCCAACAGTAGGTGGATTAAAACGACCAAAAGCAACAGTCAAAGTATCTGCTTGAGTTTCTGTTTCTTGGTCTTGTGGGGTTGCTGCCTTCTTTGTTGGTTCTTGTTCTTTTGTTGGTGGTTTAGTTTGAGTTCCTGTTGGTTGTTGGTTATTCTGAGTTCTTACTTGTTTAGGATCCTGCTGCCCTACCTTTTGTTTTTGATTATAAAACTTGAGTTTGCCGTCCTCTGTTTTCGCAACAAATTCTCCACGGGAGTCTAACCATCCCCCGTGGCCATCACTTTTTAGGTTTAACTTCTTTGCCTGCATTGAGGCTTGTGATTGTGCCTCACTCAGGAATTGAAAGAAACTTTTCATTGATATTGATAATCCTTATACTTTTATTTATTTCATATTATTTTGCCATATTTTCTATAAAACTTTGACATGAAATGAAGACGCGAAATAAGTCTTATACTCATCACCATTAATTATAGTCAATCCCCTAGAACCAGCATAATTGTACATTGAGTACAAAATTTTAGAAGTTATTCCAGATGAGTTATTTGATTCCATAATATATCCAAATTCCGATGCTTGAATTTTAGATGCATAACTATCCAAACCTTCTTTAAATTGTGTTACTTGATTGTTAGATAACCTAGCAGCATAATCTCTCAATGCAGGAATTCCATCACCATTTCTCCAATTTCTTTGCAAATCAGAGTAATCAGTGAATACGCTTGTTGCTTCTACAAATTGAGGGTGCAACTTTTTTGTTTCTGATCTAACTCTTCTCATTGATTGAACAACAGAAGAATCTGTCATACTAATAATTAATTCTGATATTTTCATTCCTGCTTTACCATGAAATGCTGTTCCACCCTCCACTTCAATTTGAAATTTAATATTTGATCTCGCGTTGAATTGCCTTGCAACAATATAATATGATTTTGGCCTTTTATTACCAACCCTAACATTGAAGTGAATCTGTACTTTAGTTGTTCCTCCGCCTCTAGAAGATATATTTTTCCAATCAACATATTCTAAAGATGCAGTCATAACTATGGGAGTTCCAACTCCACCACTTATTTTCTGCAAATTACAAGTAGTTCCAACTTTCTTAAGAGATATTGGATAAAATTTTCTTGTCTTAGATAGATCATAAAGAAAATAATTTAACGATGGCAAATCATTAACAGTTGAACTATTTTTGGCTCTATTGATAATTTGGCCACCGATGTTCACTGTTGCACTTCTCGTTCTTCCAGTTTTTTTCAAAGAATTTTTAATATCTCTTAAAGTAACTTCATTAGAAGTACTATACTGAGTTGTTGATATTCCTGGAAAAGTAATTACTCTAGTTCTCATATTCTTTTTCATTGCAAAAATATCTGCTGGGTTCCATTTATTTCTATCCAAATCGTTAGCAGAAAATCCAGCAAATAAATTCCTATTTCTTAGAATCTGAGTTCTTGCCCTCTTAAACCCATCCCAATACCAATCAACATACCGTGAAGATGAATGGCAAAAAAAGTAGTCATTACTAGAATATAATTGTGTTAATTTATTTGCAATGGTAACTGAAGAAGTTATCCAATCATCGTTGTTTAATCCAAAAGAATATACTGCATCTGAAGGAGCATCGCCCAAATCCATTGCAACAATTACCTTACGATAAAGTGTCCGTTGATCTCTATCATTTTGTATGCGAGTTCTACGAACTACCTCAACAGCATAATTTAGAAAATTTAAAAAATCATCTCTAGTAATAACTTTATTCAGTGCTTGCCTCAATGAACATGCAACGACTTGCAAACATTCTTGAGCTAATGTTGGATCTATAGATGCTCTTGCTCCCTGAGCAGGTTTTATAGTAAATCGTAAAGTTCTTTTTTGAGTTTCTTTTTCCTTTACAATTTTATATACGACAATATCAACATATCCAGTATTATAAGTACCACTTTCACCCAAAGTTACTCTATATTGAAAATCTCCAAATTTTGATTGGTCAAAACTCCCTTGATTTTGACTTATAACATTCTCAAATGAATTTACAGCATTTCTTCTTGGTTCTTTGTCTCTAGTGTTTGCATAAATTATAAAGGTTTTTGTTGTCGTAGTTTCTTCAACATGATATCCTCCCGTCAAAATATTAGGAGAAGAATCTAATATTGGTTGCAATATTTTCGATTCTATTTCTGCAGAAGCAGTAAATTTATCAGACATTTATAAGTATATACTCTTTCAAGTATTTAGAAGTGGAGAATAGCGGTTCTGCCCCGCTTTCTTAACTGTGCAAGAGTTATGTTTTACTAATTAAACTAATCCCCCAATAAGGACATTATAAAACCCCTCAACTAAAAAGTCAAGGGGTTAGAATGTCAACTTCCCAAGCAGTTTATTTATCAGCGACCCATTTGTTTAGCATACCACTTCTCAAAGTCCTCTCTACGCTTATCACCTCTTGGTGGCATAGGAGTTCTTTCTCCACGAACAGGAGCAGACTTTTTGCTCTGCTCTCTTTCATACTTTTCAGGGTTGTTTCTTGCTGCTTGTGCTTCATTTACATAATCTTCTTTAGCGTGATACCAATCTTTTCCAGCATCTCTTTGAGAAC